GGGATTACGTATTATAATTCGACAAAAACCCGGTTCCCCTATCGCTCGACAAGCCGACAGAAGAACCGGGTAGATTAGTGTCACTATATGATACATATTGTAATGTATATTTATGCGTTTGTCGTATATTACACTTTATTGTATTGTGCCCATGCACTCCATGCATTACTTCCATCCACGCCACTTGATATATAGAATGTATCCGGGTTATTATCGGGATAAAAGAAAGATTTAATCCACTTGTTGTATGCTGTGTTAGTGTTATACTTTTGAACAATTAACAAGCCTTGCGTTGTTGGTGTTGTAGTATCACCATTTACAAAACTAGAGAATGTTCCAATACCAAAATCATAAGGCAACTTTGTATGGTCAAAATAAGATGTAAAATTCTTAGCATCTAACAACCACACTTTACCGAATGTTGAGGCAGTTAAAATATATGTGTCATTGGTTGTTGTTAATGTAAATTCACTACCAGAACTACCATAAATTTCTCCAGTTAAATCAATATCCGCCCTGTGTATTACAAGGCATTTATTAGTTGTAAGAATACCATTACTACCATAATTAAAGTGTCTCGTAAAACCTATCATGTTATTATCTTTTATTATTCCATTCGCAATACTAGCTATAATATTAAACACTGCCGTTACATATGCGCTTGTTTGTCTTATTGTATTATTGCAAATTGACAAGTAATTTGTTGCGCCCTCAATCCATATTGGGAATGTGTTATTTGAAGCAATAGAAGCATCAATAATATCATTGTCCTCAAAATAGATTTCACTACACAGAAAGTAACCAACTATATTGTGTGTGTTAATAAATTTATTACCTTTAACACATATTTTTGTTACTTTGTTGTTTGCCATAATGCCAGAACCTCCGCCAGAGAATTTGAAAACATTATTTTCAATTTCTAATATCTCACACTGTCCACTCATTAACACTGAACTATCAGCAAGTATCATGTTGTCTCCGCTTTCACAATAAGTATAATTATCATGGAATTTGATTACACCTATTGTTGCGCTTGCTCCGTTTGTTGTAATTGTCCATGGTGCGAATGCTGTTTGAGTGTATTGGAAAGTGTTGTTGCCAACTTCGCAATATTCCAATCTATTCTCAGATATATTGTAATATTCGGCAACCGCATATACTCCATGTGTATATTTATATATCAAGTTTTCATTGCACCAAATATAAACACAATGTAATTCTATAGCGGCAGAATTTACACCAACTGATGGATTTCTAAAGACATTATCTGATACAAATACGCTAGTGCATTGCACATATAATGATGAATGGTCAAAAGAGTAATTTCCTACAATTGTATCTGCAACTGTATCAACAAGATTTCCTTTGTATATTACTCTACTTCCAACATTTCCTCGCATTAACATTAAAACTTGATTGCCGTTGGCGTTTTGGAATACACAATTAGTAATAATACAAGCATCGAACAAAGTTACAAACAACGCACAATTATTTTTTGTTTCCGGACTTACTAGTAGATTGTTTTGACCGTTCAAATTTACTATTAAGTCTCTTAGTTCTATTATTCCCTTGTTTACAGTGTCAATATCAATGTCTACTGTTCCCATTATATTATTATATGCATAAGTATAAGGAGAACCTACTTGCGGGTCTAATGCTTGCATATGGTTTGCTAATTTGATTGTGGCACCATTACCATAAATTCTAGTGTTAGGTTTAATTGTAACAAGATTGTAATAGTCTGTTGGATTTAATGATGCTATAAGATATGTGCAACCTTTAGTTAAACTAACAATTTTACCATTTAAAGCCGCATAATTAACAGCATCTTGTAAGGCTTGTCTATCATCTGCAATGCCGTTTCCTATTGCCCCAAACTTTGATGGATTGACATAATCACCAACATTTAACGCGCTTATTTCTTCTTGTAAATCTTCAATGCTCTGCATTCTTGCTGTTGCTTCTGCATCAATTTCCAACCCTAAAGCAGTATCAGCATTTGCTCTTGCTGTTGCTTCTGCATCAATATCCAATCCTAAAGCAATATCAGCATTTGCTCTTGCTGTTACTTCTGCATCAATATCCAATCCTAAAGCAATATCAGCATTTGCTCTTGCTGTTACTTCTGCATCAATATCCAATCCTAAAGCAATATCAGCATTTGCTCTTGCTGTTACTTCTGCATCAATATCCAATCCTAAAGCAATATCAGCATTTGCTCTTGCTGTTGCTTCATTAACAATTGCACTCTCTAACTCTTTTAGAAGAATTTGCATAGAATATATTCTGCAATTGGTTCCTATAACATAAACAGTCCCCTCGCTCATATTAGCAGTAACTTCTATTAAGTCATTATTTAACCAAACTAAATCCCCTATAACACGCGCTTTTGTTGCGGCAGTCGAATGTCCCTCATCTTCTAATGTTATACTATTTTTCACGCCGCCCCATAATGCTGAAAAGTTTCCGATTATAGTCCAATATTCTGTTCGGTCTATTGATATACCGCCCGGAACTGCTTTTACACTTAAATATCCATTTCCAGTAATATCTACAACAACAGTATTTCTTTCATATTGTTTTGTAATATCCCATTGAATTGGGTCAGCATATTTAATCGAATTTTGAGAGATAAAGTCTCTAAACTCTGTTTGCATTGTTTTAATAGTATTCAAAACCCAATCTAGATTTAATTCATGAAAATTAGTATATGGAAACTGTTCAAAAACTCCCATTTTCATTCCTCCTTTAGTATATTAAAATACAAAATCTACTCTTAAAACTATCAATGATATAGTTTATTATATTGAATTGAACAACACGACGTTCCTGTTCTATCATCTGTTGCGGTGTTATAACTCCAATACTACCATGCATTGATGCTGCTTGCTCTTTTTTAACAGTTCCAGTGTCAGTAATTGTTCTATCTACATTTCCGCTATCTGTCAGCGCTCTGTTAACACTTCCTATATCGGTTAATGCTCTGTTTACACTTCCAGTATCAGTTGTTGAACGGTTTACACTTCCAGTGTCGGTTGTTGCATGGTTTACACTTCCAGTGTCGGTTGTTTCATGGTTCACAGTTCCCGTGTCTGTTGAACCGTCTGTTGTTTCAACTTTACCTGTTACGGAATTGCCAGTTCCTAATTCTTGTTCAGTTTGTTTAGAAAGTGTTGGTGTTGTTTCATTAAATGCGCTAACATATTCTTTTGAGGTGTCTTTACCGTTATTTGTTGTTGACCCTGTTGTCTCACTTAAATGCGTTCCAGTGCCTGTTAAGTTTCTTGTTTCGTTATCGCTCCCGGTTAAGTTTCTTGTTTCGTTATCGCTCCCGGTTAAGTTTCTTGTTTCGTTATCGCTCCCGGTTAAGTTTCTTGTTTCGTTATCGCTCCCGGTTAAGTTTCGTATTTCATTATTAATTCCTGTTAAGTTTCTTGTCTCGTTATCTGTATATTCTTCCGTTCTATATAGATTTTCAAGAGGTTTATAATCAAACTGTGTAGTGTTGTAAAGTTTTTGCCATATAGGAAGTTCTTTCTTACTCCAAAAACCTATTGCCGATTTCATCATATCAGGGTTTGCATAAATTAATTCAAATTCAGCTAGTTCCATCAATAGATTGTTTGTAACATCTTCCTTGTCAATGCCACTTGGCATTACAAAATTATCAAACACTGTATTGTCATAATTATATAATGCTAGAATGGAAAGTAACGCGCTCATTCTTTCACCCCGCTTTCGTTCGGTTTCTTTTCAATAACTTCTTTTTCCGGCTTTTTACGCCAGTCAACAGAAATTTCAATTCTGAACATTTCAACTGTTTTATTGCAAACCTTTTTCAACTGCTCTAACCATAATTCGCATAAGCTTTGTGTTTCCTCGTTGTTAGCATTTACTTCATCTGTTAAAAGTCTTTCTTTTTTATCTGTATTAGCATTTGGAATTCCGATTGCAGTATTGTACATGTTTTCAATCTTTCTCATATCAGTAAGAATGTCACCTACAATATAGTTTTGTCCAACATTTTGTTGAAACGCTTGCCATGCCGGGGAACCGTCAGACTTTAACAACTTTTTATCTTGAACAACCGCGGGTTCTCCGCTTGAAATTTTATCGTATAATTTTTTCAGACTTTCCGCTCCCGCTTTATCCTCTGCCGTAAATACATATGACAGTTTACTATTTAATAGATTTACTCCGGCTGTTTCTGCACATAACGCCATCATATCGGCATAGTAGTTAACAATATCCATTATGCCGCCATAGTCTGGTTGCAATTTAAACAATGTGCATTCTTTATCAATTTGCAATGTTCGCATTCCTGTTAATAAAGGATTTGTAATGACCGCATGTGTAGGTTGATAAAAAATGTTATATCCTTGAAGACCGCATGCTTGCGGTATTGCTCCGTATTTGTTTGTATTTAAGATTGAAATAAACCCCCAACAATATAGAACGTATAAAAAATAATCTCTTGACCATGTTTCCGGCATTTTCCACTCAAAAACAGATATTGCCTTTTGCAGTAAATAACGCCGGAAGAAACGCGCCATTCCTGTGTCATGTATATGTACTGTTGACGGTGAAACAATTGAATTTTGAGCATTGATATAATCATATGCCACTGGCGCGCCGCAACCTATTATGTCACTCATAGAAAAAACCTCCCTCCATATGTGTTCTAATTGCTTCTTGCTCCTGTTTCGTTGCGGGAAGACTTATATCAGCATCTTTAACCATTATATAGCCGGATAGTGTGTCTATCCTTTTATTGGTGCATAATGGTCTACCTCTATGGTCTAAATCCTCGTCAACTATCTCTTTAAATTCATATTGCAAAGTTGGAATTCCTCGCAGACTGTCCATACCTCCGTTACTTCCTAATGTTGTTGCGGACGGTATTTTAGACATTGCCGCGTTTCCTATAGCCGCCGCTCCACCCGAAATTCCACTTGCCGCCGCTCCGGCGTAGTTTCCAGTTAACACCGCCGCACCTGTTGAAATCAAAGGCGCTAGAAGGTTTCCTACTCCAAAACCTTTATTTAATACTTGTGACACTTGATAATTCAACCCCACTTGCGTGTGTGTCCACGACATATAATGAGTAAGTGCGGAACCTCCTGTTAATGCTAAAGTTCCTTGACCTGTTCTTAAATCTACTAGCCATGTTATATATAGTGTTTCACTGTTTGCCATAATATCCGGGTCTAAAGGTATTGTCCCCCAAGGAGGATAGAATAACGTATAACTTGTAAAAGGACTGTTGTTTAAGTAGTTACCTCTTGCCGCTTGTGGGTGTCTATTAATTGTAAAAGTATCTGTTCCGGCGCGTATTCCAGAGCCGTCTACTCTGTCCGCTACACATGGAACATCTACAAAACCGACTCGAATTGTGCTAATACTTGTTCCGCTTGTCTGGAATGGTATCCACATAATAGAAGTAATAAACTGTATTGGATTTGCTGTTGCTTTTGCTTGCGGGAAAACTGTTGACCATGTGCCAATTAGAGCATCAATATATAAATCAGAAAATAACCAATCAAAAAACACGTCAAGTGCTTCTTTGTAAAAAAGATAATATGTTGTACTTTGTCCGGCAATTCCAACAACAAACATTCCATTTTCTATACTATCAGTCACCCAATAACTTGCAACCTGTTGGTCTAATGTTGTTGTTTTATTTGTTCCCGGATATGTTGTATCAACAATATCTAAATCGTGGCTTTGTGAACTTCTTAAAACATAACAGGTTAATTCTCCTATACCGTTTTTCCAAGAAGCTAAAGAGTCAACTTCTAGTGTGGCGTACCATAAACCATTTTGGAATGTCCATTCTCTAACAAAATAGTAACGGTCAAATGTTGGAATAAAAGCATAGTTATATTCGCGCGGACTGTTTGTTAATCCCAAATCTAAACCGATAACAGGATTGAAAACCCCACAAGGTTCTTTTATTCTGCAAGTGTAACTAGCGTTTGGGTCACCCGGTCTAGCTGTTGAATTTACTTTCTTAGAGAATTTATAAAAATTAACTGTAAAACCCATTATCACACCTCTTTCAAAATACCCAATGTAAAACAGTGTTCACATTGGGTATCATCTTATCAATCAAGTAATAATACAACGCCGTTTTCTGTGAAGTCATTCCAATATCTAGCGGTTTCATGCCAGAATATATTAGAATATCCGCCTTTTGCATTGAATGGTGTTGGCGCGCTCCATTGATTAACAAGCGTATAACCTAACGCGCTTTCATCAAAGATAACTCCAAAAATTGCATCCGTACTTGTTGCGCTTGTTGGTGTTACTAAATCACCGGTTGCAACCATGTAAGTGGGTTTTACATTGATAGTGTCTGGCGTTTCAATTGATTGCCAGAAATTAACCGTTTCATTATCGGCATACTTAATGAAATTGTCATGATATGTATCGGCAAGCACCATAGCTTCTGTCTGAAATCTTGCGGGTGCATAAAGATAAACTTTTTGTTTTGACATAGGCGTATGCCGCATAACTGACTTGTCGGAACCTCCGCTTGAAACTCCTGTTCCGCTGTCATAAGTTCCTCCGAAATTCGTTACATTAACATGGAATTTTTTTGAACGCTCTGTCATGATTGCAGATAACACTGCAATTCTCGAATAAACCCATTGCATGAACGGTTTGAAGTTTGCGGGTAGATATACGGTTGTTGCTGTTAATGTTGAACCTGTTAAAGTGTTATATTCTGTTAACAAATGAATAACATTTCCAGTATCACCAACAATTTTTCCTCCCATAAAATTTGCGATTGTTGCGCGCGCTAAATTTTCTCTAGCTTGTTCAAGTAAATCGGTTGCGTTCTGCATTGTCATTGAAACAAATGAGCCGAATTCATCCGGGGAACTAAACGCGCTGTCTAACTGGTCGCGGAAAATTGTTAAAGACTTCTCAAACATATTCGCGCCGTAGTAATTAGTTTGCAGAATGTTTGGTTTGTTAACCTTGAACATATCAACTGCCTGTCCATCTGTTAAAGGAAGTCGAGCATCATCCTCGAAATCCTTATCGGAAATATTCAACTTTCTTGTGATATTTCCGAACTGTTGGTTTGACACTTCAATGCCGCCAAACTTGCGGGAATATGGTCGAATGCTAAATATGGTTTTTGATAGTACTTGACTGATTGCACCTAATAAAGGGTCATAACCAGTCTTTAATGCTGTTTGTGCTACACTGGTGAATTCTCCAGTGTTGGTTGCGGTTAATGCGGTTTTCCCGGTTGCTTGACTAACAATGCTGTTAAGAACGGTTGCAATTTGATTAAATGTTAAATCATTTACTGCCATTTTCTAATCCTCCTTATTTCTTTCCCTGTGTTGGCGGGTTAATAATAGTTGCTAAAATATCGTCCGCCGTTTGCTGTGCGGGCATTGTGGTATTTAATAGCGCGTTTGCTTGTATCGCCCCTGTTAGCTTTTCAAGCTGTGCCATAATGGGGTCAACTGGTGCTACTGGTGCTACTGGTGCTACTGGCGCTACTGGTGCTACTGGTGCTACTGGTGCTACTGGTGCTACTGGTGCTACTGGTGCTACTGGTGCTACTGGTGCTACTGGTGCTACTGGTGCACTTGTTGCTTGAATAAGTGCGGCAATCTGTGTCGCATTAAATCCGGCGTTTGCTAATGTTAAAATATCGTTTGCGTTCATGGTATCTCCTCCTTTATTTTAGAAACAATAGTCTTTCAATTTCTCTCCTACGCATCAACCCTGTTAAAACTCTTCCGGCAGATTTGTTATATAGTAAAATTTTACAAGCAATGGTTGATTTGCTTCTTGTTCCTAATGCTGTTAACTGGTCTATTGAACCAATATTAAAAGCAAAACTTACAAGAGAGTCAAACTCGTTTTGTGTCCATTTATATTTTTTATCATATTTAGACACTTTCTTTTCAAACTTTACTATATCTTGTAGAAGCAATTCTTCCGCCTGTTCTTTCGTTATTTTCATACCTTTTTTAATGGGTTTCCCATTAACTTTTCCAGTGTGTCCATAACCAATAGTCCAGACTTTTGCGGGGCATTGATATGCATAAAGCACTAACCCCTCAAATGATTTAATTAATTCAATTCCGGCTTTTCCTATTTTCATTTTACCTCCTTGCTACTGTCAATCTTTTCTAATAACTTTGTCAGTGCAATTGTGTTGTTGTTAATCGCATCGGTGAACTTTGCGTTATCTTCTCTTCTGTTTGCTTCGTTCTTGTTGATTAGCCAAAACAACGCGCCACACGCTACGATAGGGAAACCTAGTGTACCTATTAATTGACCTACCGTTGCAATGTCCATTGTTCCTCCTAACTCCCGGATATTATAATAGGCGGTTATTCATACCCCTTGCAAGGGTGTGGTCTGCCTTCCGGGCATGCAATTGACCTTAACCGCCTAATGCCATTATATGTCAAGTAAAGACTTTTGTCAACAATATTTCACATAAATATTCCTCAAATTCTATATTATTCTCCATGTATTCATCCCATATCCATTTATACTGTCGAATGAACCGGGCGCGCTCTGCTTCTCCTGTTCCGAATGTTGGCGGGGAACCTGTTAAATGAGTGCTTATATAAAATGTTCGGTTTGATTTATGCTCATATATTGTTATTTCTCCAATTGAAACAATCGGTTTATATTCGGCAATAGGCTTTGAAGAAATTCGTCCGATTTCTTCCCCGGAAAAGTCGTTGTTTAAACTCATTCTTTCAAAGTTTGAACCGCCTGTTAAACGATATAAAGCCGTTGTTTTCTTTTGTTGCGATATTGGAGATTTATCGAGAATAAATAGTCCTATTCCTTTTTCCCTGTCAATATAAACCTCCTGTTTCTTTCTTCGCATTTGTTCGGCTTTTCTTACTAAACGCAATTCCATAAATATTGGATTTGCTAAATCGTTCGCATTTGCTAAACATAAACATTGTAACGGTTTTCTTCCTGTCAATTCCCTATTTCTATTGATTGTTTCATATGCGTTTAAGAATGCGCTACCCTCATTTTTTATAGGTCTTTCATGCTTTTCCGGGATGAATTCATCATAAATTTTTAATTCAACATCTGACGCGTCAAAACCTCTGATATTTGATATTGTAGAAAGCGCGGCGGTAAAACCTAAAGGAGCGCCGGAACAAATTATTCTATCATCTTGTTCAATTTGATTGTAAAATCCGGCGTTATACTTTGATATACTTTCCGTTCCTATATTCCATCCAAAATCACGATTTAAAGACTTGAACGGCGAAAATTCCGGCTTATTAATAAGGTCTGCTTGTGCCTGTGTTCTACGCATATATATAAACTTTATTTTATCCTCTATAACAGTTTCAAGACTTGTATATGTTTTTCCAGTCGCGCGCCCTCCAACAATAAAATTAAATGGAAGTCCTAAAGACAGTATTTTTCGAATATCTATGTAACCGCTATCTTGATATATTTTCATTTGTCCTCCTATAAAATAAGCGGCACCAGATTATTATCTAGCACCGCTTATTATTTTTTATTCCTCTACGATGGTTGCATGCTTTACAAACGTTTCTGGCGACATTTGATAGACAACCTCTTTTTCTGAAACGGTTTTTTGTTCAAGTAGAACACAATTTTCGGGAAGTGTTGGTTCGTTTTCCGCTTCTGACACGTTAAAGGTTCTAGTTGTTTCAAGTTTAGCGGTACGATTGTATAGAGTTTGCTCTACGGTCTTAACCGTTATAGACTTCTTAATAGTTCTCATAGTCACACCCTCCTATCCCGCATAAACGCAAGTAATAAATTCACGTCCTGCTTTACTGGTTCCGCTAATAACTTCAATTGCGGTTACTTCGATAGCATCCTCTGCAAACACATCAACCATGCGTTCAAAATCGTCCATGAAAGTTTTGCTGTTGGTTGCAAAAATTTCATTTTCCGGCGTTGCCAGTGAAAGAATGGTCTGTTCCTCTCCCTTGCTGTTCAAGTCCTCATACACGCACCATTTTGCAATCTCAATGCGTTGGGAAATCTGGTCTTTCATCTTCTGAACTGATGGTGCCATTGTTAAAAAATATTTGTCCTTTGCTGTTAAGTCTTTACTGGTTTTGATAATTTTCATTGTTCTTTCTCCTTTTTCTGTTTGTGTAGTCAACAGTTAATAGAATGGTTCGCGTAGAGGGTGTTTACTCAATCGCCTTTTCCGGTTCCTACTTGTAAGTCTCTCCGGGTAATTGCCTGTATCTATTAACTGTTGCTATAATCATATTACCATAATATGCTATTATATGTCAATACCTTTGTGAGAAATTTGTAATAATTTTTCATATTCTGCCGTAACGCCTAAAGTATATGTACTTTCTCGTAAAACTACGTTAGAAGTTATCGAAATTTCGTGTCCATCTATGGTATATGTTGTCGTTTCTGGAATGTCATTGTATACCGCTTCTGTTCCTCCCGCTTCGCTGAAAATAAATCCCGGCGCGAACGCTTCAATTCCTCCGAACTTTTCTAGTTCATTTCCGCCTTTAATCTTTGTCACTCCGGCAATTGTTATGTGTAACGGACTTGTTTTCTGTTTATTTATTATATATGATAAAATCTCGTCTGTTGTTTCTGGTGCTTCTCTATAACAATACTTTTTAGCTCCTAAAGTTGAAAATTCTTGATATGTCTTTTCCATTTCATAAATGCCCATATAATGAATATTTCCTTTAGGGTCTTTTGCAAATGCGCCGCTTTTCTTGCTTTCTTTTATACGCTCGTTGTTGTATTTGCTCCAATCAATTTCGCCTGTGTATTTTACACTGTCTGTGTCAGAATAAACAAAACCATCACCCGCAAGGCGAATGCCCTCTTCAAGACGATAACGCGCCCATGCGGTTGTCCATACTCCCCATTGATAACATAAGAATGCTTTCTTATTACTTGTAATTAATAGTTCTTCCGGGTTGTCCTCATGCTTGATAAACTCATTGTTAATAAAATCAATAGTCTGTTTTACCGGGTCTTGAGCCATCATTCCATAAATAGCATTGATTTTAGCTTTTGACTTCATATAAGCAAGTGCTTCTTCCACCATACCTTTTAAAGATGTTTTACCCTCATAATATTTTATGATGATATCAATTAAAGGTTTAGGAAGATTGCCATATCTAGCATGTGAAACATCAAACGCCACAAAATCGTCAAAATCATACTCTGATAAAATGATTTTAAAATCAATATCGGTAATGGTTGTTTCAAGATAATCCGCTTTTAAAATTCTTCCATTGTCGTACAATGCTTCATGTATATTGCGGCACTTGTCGCGTGATAAATAAGGAGAACCCCAAAACTCGTCACGCAATCTAACATTAGTCATTGTCACACGCATTATAACTGCTTTCTTCCTAACATTTATTAGGTTAAGAAGTTCATCATATGCCACGCCGCCCGCATGATAGAAAGAAGATACCGGGAATTGACAATTACATAATACATCCGGGTAGCTACTAACTCTATCGGCACTTTTAACATCATGTAATACAATCCCGGCATAATAGCGGTTTGCGTGTGTATTACCTCCGCGAAATGCTTCGCGACACATTTGATATGTACGAAAATCCGGCAATTGATTTGATACGAATGTGTGTGATACTTCGCGCATTGCTTCTTTAGCATCGCGCCGCACATATCCTGTTGATGTAAGCGGGAAAGAATAAAGAGTGTCATTGTCGTGGTTCATTTCAATTTCTATAGCTTCAACAAGTCCTAAAACATCATTGGTTGCATATTCTAGTTCGCGTTCTGAAAGTTCTGTAAACCAAAACCGTTGTATTGAATAATCAAATTCTTCGCCGGATAATTTAGCATGTTGCGCTCCCATTTTATGAGTGTATTCATGTAAACTCATATTGCTATGAATATAACTACAACGCATTTCTATGCGGTCAAACATTGACATTTTTAATACCTTGCGGCTATCTAGTGCAAAAACTTCCTCTTTTTGAAAATCATATATTCCGCGTAGAAATTGAAATTCATACGAAAGATTATGAACGAATGTGCAAAGTAATTCACCGTCTTTCAACGCGCTTGTTAATCCGCTACAAAATATTTTAAACTGTTCCCATGTTCTTCCTATGACTGTATACTCTTTACCAAACTGCCATTGCCACATATACATAACAGATTGTTCTATTGCTTTTATTCGTGTTGTTTCAATATCAAAAGCGGTTATAATGTTCTTATAGTGTACTTTCTTTTTGGTTCCCGGATTACCAACTGAGCGTGTTTGCACCTTAATATTTTTTAACCATTCAAAGTCAAATTGTTCTGGTGCAATTGTTACACTCATTAGGTGTCAACCTCTTTTCTATATTGGGATGAATTTCGTGGATTGATATT